GCCGAGACTCTCGCCGGACTTATTGGCGACAGCAAACCGACCGTCGCGCCCCCGCCCTTTACATCTTCCCCGGCTAATCAGGCGCCTAACTCCACGGACGCGGCGCTGAAGGAGATGCTGGCGGCTCTGATCGCACCCCAGTCCTGAACACAATAAGGAGGTTTATTTATGGCTTCTATTCTTTCTACCAAGAACGGTAACACAATCCTTTTCCCGCCCACGCTGACCAATGAGATGTTCAACCTGGTCCGTGGCAAGTCTTCTCTGGCCCGTCTCTCTGGCCAGTCCCCGATCCCCTTCACCGGCGAGACCGCCTGGACCTTCTCCCTGGACAATGAAGTTGATATTGTCGCCGAGAATGGCGCCAAGTCCAATGGCGGCGCGACCCTCGGGCAGGTGACCATCACCCCGGTCAAGGTCGAGTATGGCGTCCGCGTCTCTCAGGAATTCATGTTCGCATCTGAGGAAATCCAGCTCCAGTACCTGCGCGCCTTTGCGGAGGGCTTTGCCGCCAAGGTCGCTCGCGGTATCGACATCATGGCTTTCCATGGCGTCAACCCGCGTACCGGCCAGGCCGCAACTGCCACCATCGGCACCAACCACTTCGATGCCGCTGTTACCAACACCACCACGGCTACTGCCGACAACTCCGCCGACATTCAGACCGCCGTTGGCAAGATCCAGGCGCGTGAGCATGAGGTGACCGGCATCGCCGCCGCTCTGACTGTCAAGTCCAATCTTGCCAGCCTGAAGAAGGGCAGCACATCCAACGAGCCGCTGTTCCCGGAACTGGCATGGGGCGGCACTCCCGCCGCTATCAACGGCGTTGCGATTGATTTCAATAGCACCGTTTCTTTTGGCACTACTCCGGTTGATGTCGCGATTGTCGGCAACTTCCGCGACTTCTTCAAATGGGGCTTCGCTCGCCAGATTCCGGTCAAAATCATTGAATATGGCAATCCGGACAACGACGCCACCCTGGGCGACCTTCAGGGCCACAATCAGGTGTACCTCCGTGGCGAGGCTTATGTCGGCTGGGGCATCATGGTTCCGGCTGCTTTCGAGCGCATCATTCCGTCCTCTACGTGAGACGGAGAAAGGCGGTAAAGCATGGCTTTAAAACCTTTTGCCACGGTCGAAGATGTGGCGGTCCTCTGGCGGCCGCTCACGTCAGATGAGTCCACAAGAGTGGCGGCCATGCTGCCGCTTATATCCGATATGCTCCGCCAGGCCGGCAAGCAGGCCGGGGTCGACCTCGATGAAAAAAACGTCCTCGACCCCACATATGCAAGCGTACTTAAGGCGACCACGGTCGACATTGTAGGACGGGCGGTCCGCCAGTCCACGACAGGCGACCCCATCAGCCAGGAAAGCCAGAGCGCAATGGGCTACAGCTGGTCCGGGACATATGCGATCCCTGGCGGCGGTCTCGGCAACTGCATCATGTATGCCGATTTGCGGAGACTGGGGCTGGAACAGCAGACGATGGAGGCGATTGACTTATGTCCACGCATATCAAGGGCATGCCGGTAACGCTCTTTGAGCGCACTCAGACCGGCGTGGATGGCTTCAACCGTCCCATCTATTCAGAGGCCCCGGTCGTAGTCGAAAATGTCCTGGTCGGTGAGCCGTCCACGGAAGACATTACCAACGACCTGCAGGTCTACGGCAAACGACTGGCCTATGTGCTGGCCATCCCCAAAGGCGACGCGCACAACTGGGCGGATGTCCATGTTGAGTTCTGGGGAGAGCGGTTCCGAACCTACGGAGCGCCCACTCAGGGTATCGAGGATAACATCCCGCTTGATTGGAACAAGAAAGTCAAGGTGGAGCGGTATGAATGACGTTTTCGAGCTTGATTTGAACGGCCTCAACGACCTCATGAAGTCGCCTGAAATGCAGACGGCGCTCTCCGAGGCGGGCTCCGCTGTAGTCAATGCGGCAGGCGGAGATTATGCCATGCGGGTCCACCTTGGCTCTTTTACGGCCATCTGCAACGTCTACCCGGACAGTAAAGCCGCCGCAAAGGAAAACAGCCAGAACAACACGCTTGTTAAGGCACTCGGCGCCGCCGGGCTTCGGATGGCGTAAGGAGGGGAAATATGCTGATTGAGCAGAGAATAATTGAATATCTGCACGGACAGCTCGCGCTCCCGGTCTACGGCGAAGTCCCCGAGGGCAACGAGGGGCGGTTCCTGGTGGTGGAGAAGTCAGGCTCCTCCCGGTCAGATTACCTCGATACCGCAACCATCATCGTGCAGTCCTATGGAAACTCGCTCGCAGAGGCGGCGACCCTCAACAATGCCGCAAAGACCCGGATGCTCGCCATGCCCGTTCTGGCGGATTCCATTTCCGCTGTGAAACTTAATTCCGACTATAACTATGCAGACACCGACACGAAACGCTACCGGTATCAGGGCGTTTACGTGGTCACCTATTATGAATAAAGGAGAAATGCTATGGATGTTACTAATGTGACGACCGGCAAGCCCAACCCGGCAGGCGCTGTGTGGTGGGCTCCCTTCGGAACTACCCTCCCGACTGATGCGACTACGGCCCTCGATGCCGCATTTCTGCCTCTGGGCTACTGCTCCGAGGACGGCCTTGTCAACGCCGACAGCATCACGACCGAGAACATCAAAGCGTGGGGCGGTGACATTGTGGCCACTCCGCAGACGGAGCATACGGACACAATGAAGACCAAGCTCCTGGAGATCCTGAACGTCAACGTCCTCAAGATGGTCTATGGCCCGGACAATGTCAGCGGCACCCTCGCCACTGGACTTACCATCCGCTCCAACAACAGCGAACGCCCCGCCGGCGTTTTTGTTTGCGAAATGGCTCTGCGCGACGGAGCGAAAAAGCGCATCGTGGCGCCCAATGCCAAGCTGACCAATCTGGGCGAGATCACCTATAAAGACAACGACGTCGCTGGGTACGATGCCACCCTGACCTGCATGTCTGGCGGTTTCGGTGGCACCGATCCCGACACACACAAGGAATATATCCAGCGGGCTTGAGATGACGGAGGGAGGACGACATGATTAAGACCGGCACAACCAAGAGTGGATTTGAGTTCAAAGTCGACACCGAACAGCTCAACGACCTCGATTTTGTGGAAGACCTCGGGAAGGCCGATGAGAACCCGGTTTTTTGGCCAAAGGTGATGCGGGCGGCGCTCGGAGACGCGCAGTATGCCAGCTTCAAAGAGCACCTCCGCACCGAAAATGGCAAGGTTCCGTTCGACACATCCCTTGATGAATTCACGGAAATCCTTAATCTGGCCAACGCAAAAAACTCCTGACCCTCGCTCGGATGCTCCGAATCGACCGGGATGCCTTAATCTGCGACATGGTGGAAACCTATCATGTTTATGACATTCAGGGGATTCCGGTCGAAACCCTTGCGACACTGGCGGCAGGTCTGCGGGATGATTCTCGCATCAAAATGCAGATAGGCGGGCTTGAGTATATCCCGCCCGTTATTCTGCTCGCGAGAATCGCGGACTGCCTTTCGCTCATCCAATACGGATTGATGCACGACGACAAGACTCCGCTGCCGAAAATGGTCATAGATATTATGACCGGCAAGGGCACAAGACCGGAGAGAGCTCAGAGCGAGGCGCAGAGAGCAACATTTGCCCTTATTGAGGCAGAAGTAAAACAACGCATGGAGGAGGTGGGCTAAATGTCCGACATCGGCAAGGCATATGTCCAGATCGTGCCGAAAGCCCAGGGCATTTCTGGGCAAATCTCCAACATCATCGCACCCGGATCCGCCAAGGCAGGCAAGGAGGCAGGCGCTTCAGCCGGTTCCAACATGGCCGACGCGCTCAAGAAGACCCTTGCCGGACTTGCGATCGGGGCAACTGTGACGTCCGTATTCAAGTCCGCGCTGGACGAAGGCGCTAAACTGCAGCAGTCCTACGGCGGCCTCGAGACCATCTATGGCGAGGCGGCAGGGGCGGCGAAGGAATATGCGGCGCAGGCGGCGGCGGCAGGCATCTCGGCGAATACCTACGCCGAAACTGCTGTCGGCATGGGTGCATCCCTCAAGGCGGCTTTCGAGGGCGACACGACCAAGGCAGTCGAAGCGGCAAACATGGCCATCCTGGATATGACCGACAACGCCGCTAAGATGGGTACGCCAATCGAGTCAATCCAGAATGCTTATGCCGGTTTCGCCAAGGGTAATTACACCATGCTCGATAACCTCAAGTTGGGGTATGGTGGCACAAAGTCCGAGATGGAGCGACTGCTTGCGGACGCCACGAAGCTGACCGGCGTCAAATACGACATGGACAATCTCGGAGACGTCTATGCCGCCATCCACGCCATCCAGGGCGACCTCGGTCTCACCGGCGTCGCGGCGGCGGAAGCGTCCACGACCTTTTCCGGGTCGCTCGATGCTATGAAGGCGGCGGCGGCTAACCTGCTTGGCAATCTGGCCTTGGGTGAGAACATCGGTCCGGCTATGACGACGCTCGTGCAGTCCGTCATGACCTTCCTGACCGGCAACCTTTTGCCGATGATCGGGACGGTCCTCGCCTCGCTCCCGGACGCTTTTGGGAGCGCTATGCAGACGGCGATTCCAGCGCTGCAGGCGCAGCTCCCTGCGCTGATCAGCGCAGGACAGTCGCTTGTTGGGGGCCTCCTGCAGGGTATAACCGCCGCGGTCCCTCAGATCATGAGCGGGGCCAACCACCTCGTACGTCAATTTCTCAACGCCTTTGTAGATTTTTATAGTGGCGGATCGGAAGAGGTCATCGGAGCAGGCGGAGCAATGATCAGCTCTCTTGTGCAAGGCGCAATCGCCAGCGTTTCCGATGTCGCTATAGCGGCGGCGGAGGCCACGACCAGCTTTGTCCAATGCGTGATCAACATCCTCCCAGAGGTCATTGACGCTGGAATGGATATTGTCGGCGGACTCATGCAGGGCATCATGGACGCCATCCCGAACATCTTGGAAGCAGGTGCGGAGCTGGCCTCCAACCTGATCCATAGCATTGCGATACACCTGCCCGAGATTGGGACCACCGGTATCGACTCCGTGCTGGAATATGTCAATGGCATCATTGCCGGCCTGCCGAATATCACAGACGCCGCTCTGCAGGCGTTTTCGACTTTGCTGACCTCGATTCTCAACAACGCCCCTCAGCTTCTCACCGCCGGCATCCAGCTCATTACTCGACTTGTCCAAGGCTTGCTCAACAGCTTGCCCCAGATTGTGGCAAGTGCAGTCAAAATTGTGGCGCAGTTGGCACAGACCATTGCCCAGAATCTGCCTCAAATCCTGCAGGTCGGCGGTCAGCTCATCGGACAGCTTCTTGTCGGCATCGTCAATGCAGTCCCGCAGATTCTCGGAACGATTCCGGGGATTCTCTCTCAGATTGGCAGCAGCTTCCTCGGCTACAACTGGGGTTCCATCGGCTCCAACATCATCTCCGGCATCGCAGGCGGCTTGAGCGGCGGCGTCGGTGCTATCGTCAGCGCGGCGAAACAGGCGGCGCAGAGCGCTCTGGATGCAGCAAAGAACCTGCTGGGCATCAAGTCACCGTCCCGAGTATTTAGGGATGAGGTCGGTAAGATGATGGCCCTTGGCATGGCGGAGGGCTTCGAGGACAACCTGCCCAACATCGGCATCAATCGCGCCGTCACAGCTATGACCGACAGCGCCAGCCAGACAGCAAGCAGGGCGCCGGTCGTAGGTGGCGGGACGCAGACCTTTAACATTTACATGACGGTCGATGGCGCTCAGGATCCCACGGCGTGGGCGTCTCAATTCGCCGCTGACTTACAGAGATACGCGAGGATGGCATAAATGGCTATTGTAGCAACAAAAAAGCAGACCGGCCTGACCATCGCTCGGGCAGGGAATAGGTACACGCTCACTTGGAAAAAGGGCGACGTCAATTATGGGGCCGGTCAGACCTTGCAGTATAGGCTGTCTACGGCCCCGAAAAAATGGATCAATCTCCCAGTCGGCACCGGCGCGACATCCAAGACAGTCAGCCTCTCCATGGGGCAGTTTTTCCCTAACACGAAGAAAAAGCTCCTTTGGATTGAATTTAGACTGTGCGGCAGACGGTCTCCCTATACGGAGAAAAAGGTCAACTATGTGCCGTCCGTGTCGGAATATGCTGTCAAGCGCATGACATTCGACATCCCGAAAAGGCCGACCCTCAACGCCTCGCTCGGAGCGACCGATAATGTTTCCAATTTTGTTTGGGGAGTGGCGACGAAGACCACGGACGACGCGCCTTTTACTTATGTACAATATCAGTCAATTCTGGTGGCCTCTACGGAGACCTCCGGCGCCAAGCTCAAATGGAAGACGACTAACGCGGGCTGGAAGACTGGCACAAATTCCAACGCGACCCACACGCTTCCCATCACTGAGGACAGCGCAACACTCTTAAATAAGGCTTATGCCAGGTGGGTCAGGGTGCGCTCAGTCGGTCCGGCAGGCGTTTCGGCGTGGCGTTACGCCAAGCACGTTTACAGCCGACCGTATGCGGCGTCCATCACAAAGGTCAGCTATAAGGTGTCCGGCACGACCACCACGGTCGAGGCGACCTGGGGAGCCAAGTCGGACGGTCTGCACCCCATTGACAGGACTGCGCTCCAGTATGTCATCGCCAAACCTGCAGAGGGCTTTGCGGTACCTGCCGGAGCGTCCTGGGCGACCATTTCCACGACTTCCGACACGTCTGGAGCC